TAAAGAGGGTATGCCAAGACATAGTATGTTGGGTTTATAATAGTAATACAGCAAAGCAAAGTAGACTAATTAGTTGGTGGGGTTGTAAGCCTGATTTTACAAAAGTAACACAACCATATAAAGACCCAAAAGATAAAAGAGTTCAAAAACGACTTGCTGCAGGTAGTACAGGAGCTAGAATATATGATTGGTGGGAAATAAATCAAGTAAAAGGGAATAGTAAAGAAAAAACAGAACACCCCTGTCAAATACCTGAAGAAGTGATTAGTAGAATTATTAAAACAACAGCAAAAGAAGGAGATTTAATAATTGATGTTTTTGCAGGTTCAGGAACAACTAATGTTGTTGCAGAAAGTTTAGGGTATGATTCAATCGCATATGAAATAGACAAAGAATATTGCGATATAATAAAAAATAGGAAAGCAATATGAAAGTATTAGTATTTGGACTACCTGGAAGCGGAAAAACTTATGCCTGTGAAAGAATAGCTAAAGCATTTGGCGATAGAGCTGTACATATTAATGGCGACCAAATGAGAAAAGAAGCAGATGATTGGGATTTCTCAGAAGCAGGACGCTGGAGACAGTTCAGAAGAATGTTAAATAAAGCGAATGCAGTAGATGATGCAGGAAAAGTAGCTTTAATTGACTTTATATGTCCATTTAAATCTGCTAGAGAACAAATGGAGGCAGATTTAGTTATATTTATGAATCATATTACAACTTCTGAATATGAAGATACAAATAAAATATTTGAATGGCCTAAGTATACTGAGTATGATTATGATGTGGGTTGGGATAGAGACCAGTTTGATTGGATAGATATGGCATGGACTATTGGACATAGATTATTTGACCCAGAAAAACCTACAGTACAAATGCTAGGAAGATTTCAGCCTTGGCATGATGGACATCAAGCATTATTAGATAGGGCATTAGAAAAAACAGGGCAAGTAAGTTTACAAATAAGAGATGTCCCTTTTGATGTAGGAGAAAATCCCTATACATCATTTGAAGTACAGCAACATATTAAACACGAATTAGTCGGTTACGCAGGACTAGTAGACATAAGTGTAGTGGCTAATATTGTAAACATTACCTACGGCAGAGATGTAGGATATAAAATTGAACAAGAACATTTTGATAAAGAAATAGAGGAAATAAGTGCTACCAACATTAGAAAACATACCAAAAAATCTACTTCGGATTAATTTTGATTTAGATTACGAGTACTTATTAAAAAAGGCTTATAAAGCGGAAAGAAAACAGTTTTATCATCATGGGAGAAAAGAAGAAAGAATAGAAGGATATACCTACTCCCATTATGAAGATGAGAATTTAAAATATTTAGTCAGTAAATATGGAATAGATATAAAAGGAAAATACAACATGAAGTTTGTATTTATTGCCCCAAATACAGTATTAGACTGGCATATAGATTGGGGGACTAAGTGTGCATATAATTGGATATTAAATGATAATGAGGCATGTTTGCATTATAGACATGATAAACCTTATCTCTATAAATCTGCAATTATAGATACCTCAGTTGAACACAGAGTAAAAAACATAAACAAGGAACGGATATTATTTAAAATATCTATATTTGAACAAGATTATTTAGAAACATGCAAGAAATTTATTACCCGATTTTCGTAATCCACACAGATAATGTGGAAGAGATTGACGGTATCTTGTGGATTGAAGACCAAGTGTTAGATGATAAGAATATGAAAGGAAAAACACTTGGGGAACGGAGATTACAAACACCTATGAAAAGTTTGTATCCTTTGCGATATATGATTGATAATGAAATCGATATGCTTAAGCATCGTGGAAAAAATTTCATTGACAATCTTGGTAATTTAGTGTATAATGAAAAATCCAAAACTGGAAAATTATTATATCATAAAATATTGCGAAGGGTTAAAAAAGATATTGCTACAGTAGTTTGGCTAAAGGATTGTCCTTACCCCTTCGTAGAAAGTAGTCCACCCCCCGTAGAATGTACTTGGGCTGGTGTTCTATATAAAGATGATATCCCTTATAGAATTTGGGAGTATTGTGAAGAGAGGAAGAAAGACACATGGCGAAAGTATTAAGAAGTAAAAGATTAGCAAAAACAATAAGTTATCGTATATTAGGTACACTTATTACATTTGTAGTAGCGTATGTTTATACGCAACAGCTAGAATTAGCTGGAATAATAATGAGTGCGGATTTCGCACTAAAGACAGTTGCATATTATATGCACGAAAAAGTTTGGGAAAAAGTATGAAAGATTTAAAAGAATCCCTAAAAGACGGGATAGTTCTAATTAAGTTTAGAAGTTTAAAAAGTGGAGAAGAAAAAATTAGAGAGTTCACTTTAAACGAAAAGTTCATGGAGATACCTAATCATATAAAAAACTTTGAAGGAGACAAAATACTTTGTTATGATTTAGAGTTTGCAAGATGGGAAGATATACAAGTGGACACAATTATAAATTGGAAGGTATTAGAAAAATGTTAGTGATAGGATTTTATACTCCTGAATATGAATCAATTAGTAAAAGACTAGAAGATTCATGTTTGGATAAGGATATCCAATTAGAGTTAAGAGCATATGATGATAGAGGCTCTTGGGAAGAAAATTGTGGAATTAAACCAGAATTTATCTTATCTATGATGGAGGAATTTGAACAAGACTTATTCTATGTTGATGTAGACGCAGAGTTTGCAAGAGACCCAGATTGGTCACAGTTCGAACACGAAGCTAGAATTGGCGTTTGCTGTGAAAAGATAAACCCACCAAAATGGGAAGTCTTATCTGGCTCTATATTTATACCATACAATGATATGACAATAGCAATTATTAAAGGGTGGCTGAGACATTGCCAAAATAACCCAACTGAATGGGACCAAGTAATGTTTGCTGAAATTCTAAATAAGTTGTCAGACGAACAATGGTTTAGAATGAATATTGAATGGTGTGCAATAGAGTCCTTTAATATCGAAAGCCCTATTATTAGACAATTAGAATCTAGTAGGGAAACGAAGTAGTGTGCGGATTTGTAGTAACAAATAGTGATAAAGACATAAAAGAAATGCTTTATCGCCAAAAGCATCGCGGACCAGACGCACAAGAGTTTTGGTCTGATGGTAAAATATCTATGGGTCATGCACTACTTGATATTAGTGGTGAAACACAATTACAGCCTTATAAAACAAAAAAAGGAAATGTATTAGTATTTAATGGGGAAATGTATGACACGACAAACCCCAACGATACGATATTCCTTGCTAATGGAATAGACGCATATGGTACAAAATTTATAGAGTATACAAATTGGCATGGAAGTTTTGTACATTATAATCCTAAAGAAGAAATTTTAGTGATTGCTCGAGACCATTTTGGAGCAAAACCTTGCTGGGTATATACTAAAGGAAAAGAAATAACAGTATCTACTAGTTTAAGAAGTTTTATAAATAAAGAAAGAAATCATAAATTAGATTGGGAATTTGAATTTAATCCTTTATGGTGTGGAAGAAAGAGCCCTTGGAAGTATATTAAGAAGGTAGCTCCAGGTGAGGTTATAATAGTTGATTTAAAGGAAAGAACATTAAAATATAAGAATTTATGGGATTACTTCCAAATTAAATCTAAAAAATTAGATGAAAAAGTATTAAGAGAAAAACTAGTAGATTCTATACAGAAAATTGCATTTAATAGACAGAAAACAGCATTATTTTTAAGCGGAGGATTAGATAGTACTTTTGCTCTTTCAGCAGTAAAAGATATGGGATTAGACTTAACTGTTTATATCTGTGGATATGAAAAAGTTTTAGGTGACCATATAACACATAAAATGTTTGTTACTGAAGCTGATATGGCTGTAAAGACTTGTAAAGAATGGGGAGTTCCCTATAAAGTAGTACAGTTAAACAAAGATGAAGTAGCAAATCTAAGTAGAGAATGGATTGGATATACACACTTTCCATGGGTAGATAGAAATAGACAAGCTCCTAGATATAAATTATGTCAGGCAGCTGCAGCTGATGGTTGCAAAGTAGTGTTAACAGGGGATAGTGCTGATGAGTATTTTACAGGATACTATCATCACGAAAAAAGATTTATAGAAGGGTATGATGCGGAAACGGTAGAAAGAGGTAAAAAAGAACCTTGGTTTCCTGACACAGTATTTAATAAACACGATATGTTTAACAATGGTTTATTTTTTGATTTACTTCATACCTCAGAGCAAAATATTCTAGCAACTGACCAAACTTGCGGAATGTTTGGAATGGAATCCAGACCTGTCTATTTAGGGCAGAATTTTGCAAGATGGATTTATCAAATTAGTGGTAAAACGAAGTTTATACAACACAAGGAATGGAGGTCAGGTAGTTATAAATATATTTTAAGAAAAATTTTAGGAGATATGTTACCTGCTCATGTAAGGGACAGAAAGAATAAAGTTGGTTGGTCTAGTCCGTGGGACAACAACCACCCGCCATCTGAAAAGAGATGGCGAAAAGAAGATTTAAGCTATTTAAAAGTATTATGAAGGCAGTACTAAGCAACAGAATCTACATAAGTGTAGATAAAACTCTCCATGATAATATCGAAAGAGAGCTTACATATACATTGCCTCCTCGTATGCCACAAGACCCACCTATCGTATTTAAAACAATACGATTTGTTAGAGAGGGTTTGATTTCCATACCAATGGGAAGAGAGGATTTAATCCCACCCGAATATGAGATAGTAGACAAACGAGTGGAACATGAAATTGACTTTCCTGACTTTGCGTATACTTTACGACCTTCCCAGCAGAAGGTACATGACGAAGTATATGATAATAGTATAATTAACGCTTGGGTAAGTTGGGGAAAGACAATAACAGCTTTGGCTATAGCTAAAAAGCTTGGTCAGAAAACATTAGTAGTAACCCACACTACTAACTTAAGAAATCAGTGGGAAAAAGAAGTACAAAAATCATTTGGAATTACAAGTGGCAGAATTGGTAGTGGAATGTTCAATATTGATGCCCCTATCGTCTGCGGGAATATCCAAACACTATACAGACGAATGGACGACATTAAAGAAGAATTCGGGACATTGATTTTGGACGAAATGCATCATGTTAGTAGTCCAACTTTTACACGAATTGTAGATGAAATGCCCACTCGTTATAAGATAGGATTGACAGGAACTCTAGAAAGAAAGGACGGAAGGCATGTAGTCTTTAGAGATTATTTTGGAAGTAATGTATTACGACCGCCTAAAGAAAATTATATGACTCCTAGAGTAGATGTTATAAAATCAGATATACGATTTTTAGATGGTTCTTACACGCCTTGGGCAGAAAGAATCAATCACCTTACATATGATTCAGAGTATATTCATAGTGTAAGTATGATAGCAGCTAAATATGCTGCTGAAGGACACAAGGTATTGGTTGTCTCAGATAGAGTACATTTTCTAAAATTATGTGCAGAACTAGTCGGAGATAACGCAGTATCAATAACAGGAGATATGGACTTTGCTCAGAGAGAAAATGAGATGAAAAAAATAAAATTTAATAAAGATATTTTATTTGGGACTCAATCTATTTTTTCAGAAGGAATATCTCTAAACGACCTAAGTTGCCTAGTACTAGGTACACCTGTTAATAATGAACCTTTATTAACACAGTTGATTGGTCGTGTAATTAGGGAAAAGAAAGGAAAGAAACAACCTGTGGTTGTAGATATCCATCTTAAAGGTAAAACAGCGACCCGACAAGCAAATGCGAGAATGGGTTATTATATGAAACAAGATTATGAGGTAAAAATATTATGAGTGAGAATTTATCAGAACAAACTCACGCAACTCCTGACCAATTAGCAGGAACAGGAGCTGTACAAAAAGAGATTACATTGAATCTTGAAAAAATGAGAGATATGAAACTCTATATAGCTACTCCAATGTACGGAGGTCAGTGTTTTGGTTTATACACTAAAGCATTGATGGATACTATAAGTGTCTGTATGCAGTATGGAATAAAGTCAGAAATCTATTATTTATTCAATGAATCACTAGTAACAAGAGCAAGAAATTATTGTGTAGCAAATTTCTTGAAATCAGACGCTACACATTTAATGTTTATAGATAGTGACATAGTATGGAAAGCTATGGACTTAATGTATATGATGCATTTAGTTTCAGAAGACCCAGAAAAATATAAAATTATGTGCGGACTATATCCAAAGAAAACTATAGCATGGGAAAAAGTATTACACGCAGCTAAGTCAGGAAGATATGATGAAGAACCTTGGCATTTAGATAAGGTTGCAGGGGATATGGTATTTAATCCAGACCCTTCATATTATCCAGACGGTAGAGCGCCTATCTTCGAACCATGTAGAGTCAAAGAATCTGGTACAGGATTTATGATGATAGAGAGAAGTGTTTTTGAAGATTATGGAAAAGCACACCCAGAACTATTGTACACTCCAGACCATGTAAGAGAAGGAGAGTTTTCAGAAGGGGAACAAATCTATGCTTATTTTGATACTGTTATCAATGAACAGAATAGATATTTAAGTGAAGATTATATGTTTTGTCAAAATTGTGAAAAAATAGGAATCGATATATGGGCTTTACCTATGGTAGAACTGATACATTGTGGAACTCACTTTTTTCAAGGCAAGTTGATAGATATGGCTCTTGCAGATGTACATGCTACGATAGACCCTAAGGACGCTGAAAAAATGCAGGGTCATCAAACCAGCCAAAAATAGTTCTTGACAACAGTTTAAAATTTTGTTATAATATATGTTACAATATAATTGGAATAAGATAGTACAAGTAAGCAATGGGAATGTCGGGGATATTATCACGATATTAAGAATAATTACTTATAAACTATACCCTAAAAATTATAAAGATAAAGTGTTCAAATTTTATGAACACAATTACGGTGGTAGGTCGTTTCTTCTGAATCCTAAGAAACTACTTAACATTGGACGCAGTTTCAGCGATAAAGAGGTTGCTGAGTATGCAGGTGTCGCATCATTTCGCAACTACGCTGAATTTCTGCAAACTAAAGACACCACATTAGACCTTCTGATGTGTCCCATATCAGAAGATACGATTAATAAAAACAGACTGCTCGAAATAAAGGATAACAGGATTCACTTTATGTTCGAGGAGACAAATTAGGAGAAAAATTATGGCTATAGGCTTTAATACAACTAAGGGCTCTGCCCAAAAAAATAAAATTGAAACATATAACTTCTCTAATAGAGAAGACCATCATCTAAGAATGGTTGGTGACCTTTTACCAAGATATGTTTACTGGATTAAAGGTGAGAATGGAAAAAATATTCCTATGGAATGTTTATCTTTTGATAGAAATTCTGAAACCTTTAATAATGTCGAGCATGACCATGTTCGAGACTTTTACCCTGACCTTATGTGCGGTTGGGCATATGCTATTCAATGCATTGACTACTCTGAT